TATCCGAACTGCACAGCGCAGATTCTTACCAACACGATCACCGGCGAAGAATCGGTCGGCTGGTGGCGAAACGAACAATAATCCCTCTGCAAAGGGGGGGGGACGAACGGAGCATTCTTATGAAGTATGATCGAAAGATCAGTATATCCGTCGGACAGAGCCGCAAGGCAACGATCTGGAACCGACAGGAGCTACTGCTCTCGGAGCTGTGGGACCGTCTGCGCGTCCCGATGCGCGGCGCCGAGACTCTGAAGGACTATCTGTCCTTTGATAAATCCAAACAGGCCGAGCTGAAGGACGTGGGCGGCTTCGTCGGCGGGACGCTGAGCGGCCCGCGGAGGAAAGCCCATAACGTGACCGGCAGAGACCTCGTCACGCTGGACCTCGACAACATCCACGCCGGCGGAACGGATGACATCATCCACCGCGTAGATACCCTTGAGTGCGGATACTGTATCTATAGCACCCGAAAACACCAACCGACGGCGCCGCGCTTACGCGTGATCCTGCCGCTGGATCGCACGGTCACCGCCGATGAGTATGAACCGATCGCGCGCCGGATCGCGGAGATGATCGGGCTTGAGGTCACGGATCCGACGACGTTCGAAGCGTCGCGCCTGATGTACTGGCCGTCCTGCTGCTCTGACAGCGAATACGTATACAGGACCGCGGACAAGCCGTTCTGCAAAGCCGACAGCGTGCTCGCTTCTTACGCGGACTGGCGCGACGTCAGCTCGTGGCCGGCGCTGCCGGGGCAGGCAGCTGTCGCAAAAAACGTCGTTAAACAGGGGGATCCGACCGCGAAGCCGGGCATCGTAGGGGCGTTCTGCCGTCTGTATGACGTTTACCGCGCGATGGAAGAATTCCTGCCGGGTATCTACGCTCCCGCAGAGGACAGCCCCGGGCGGTATACGTACGTCGAGGGATCCACGACCGGAGGCGCCGTGATTTACGAGCACGGCAATTTCCTCTTCTCGCATCACGCGACGGATCCCTGCAGCGGGAAGCTCGTCAACGCGTTTGACATGGTCCGGCTGCACAAGTTCGGCGACGCCGACGACGCGGCGAAAACGGACGCGAAAGTCACCTCGCTTCCGTCGTATAGGCAGATGCAGGAATTCGCGATGGCGATCCCGGAAGTCCGCGGACTCGTGGTCCGGGAACGCGCTTCGGACGGCTCCGCTGGGTTTACGGATCTCGGTACGGAGAACTGGGAAGCGGAGCTGCTGGATATCACCGCAACCGGCGCGGTCAGATCCACGATCAACAACGTCCGGGTGATCCTTGAAAACGATCCCGCGCTCAAAGGAATGTTCGCGCTGAACATGTTCGCAAACCGCGGGGAAGTGCTCGGGCCGCTACCGTGGGACAGCCGCGGCAAGCGGCGGATGTGGGACGATAACGATAATAACGGTCTGTACTGGTACCTGGAGAAACGGTACCGGCTGACAGGCAACGGGAAGATCGACGCCGCTCTCTCCCTGCATTCGAACGAATACGCGTTCAACGAGGTCCGGGACTACCTTGTCGGTCTGAAAGGGCTGTGGGACGGCGTCCCGAGACTGGACACGTTGTTCGTCGACTACCTCGGCGCAGATGATTCTGAATACGTGCGCGCCGTTACGCGGAAAGCGTTTACGGCAGCCGTTGCCCGCGCGATGAATCCCGGATGCAAGTTCGACACGATGCTGATTCTCTCCGGGCCTCAGGGCATCGGCAAATCTACGCTGCTTGATAAGATGTCGCACGGCTGGTTTAATGATTCAATCCGCACGTTTGAAGGCAAAGAAGCGTCGGAGCTGCTTCAGGGCGTCTGGTTGGTCGAGATCTCGGAACTGGACGCGTTCCGGAGAACCGACGTCGCCCGGATCAAGCAGTTCCTCTCGCTGCGCGCGGACCGTTACCGTGCGGCGTACGGACGACACGTCAAGGAGCTGCCGCGCTGCTGCGTTTTCTTCGGCACGACGAACAACACGGAGTTTCTGCAGGATATGACGGGAAACCGGCGCTTCTGGCCTGTGGATGTCCACGGCGGCGGCGTGAAGAACGTATGGAAGCAGCTGGATGCTGAGATGGATCAGATCTGGGCGGAGGCGTTCGTGCGCTGGCAAGCTGGAGAATCGCTGTACCTGACCGGTGAGATCGCAGAGATCGCGGCGGGGATCCAGGAAGCGCACCGTGAGACGCCGATCCGCGAAGGCATCGTGCGAACGTTTCTGGAGAGCCCGGTTCCGGAAGACTGGAGTTCCTGGTCAATCGAACGCAGGCGATTCTTCTGGTCAGGGGCGTCGAATGAAGAGATCAAAACCGTTGAACGGGATCGGGTGTGCGCGTTGGAAGTGTGGTGCGAAGCCCTGGGCGGGAATATGCGAGAAATACGAAACAACGACGCCCGGGAAATCAACGCGATCATCGCGGCGACGCCCGGCTGGGAAAAGAGCGACCGTGTGCTGCGTTTCGGGTCTTACGGGGTGCAGCGTTGCTTCATCAGATCCGGCGCCGATACCGTAACAATCGACGAGTAACAACCTGTAACAGTCGCATAACAATGAAGAATTGTTACAGAACAAATGTTTTTGACGGTGTAACATTTTTTCGCATTTTCGAGATTGTTACAAAAAATGTTACACCGATTGTTACAGCTCTGCATATGGCTTTTCGGGCATTTGTAACAATGTAACATTATTTCTCTATAGAGGGGTAAAATCCAACGTAAATTTCATGTTAACCCTTGGATTTCGCACGTATATTACGCGCGCGAGGATTGTTGTTACATGGAGGTCAGGAATATGGAAAAACTTGAAAAAGACATTGAGCAGCGTCTCCGTCAGAGAGTGTGGCACGATTTGCACGGCCTCGCTCTGAAATTCGTAAGCCCCGGCTATTCCGGGGTGCCGGATCGGGTCATTCTGCTTCCGGGCGGGAGAATCGTATTCGTCGAGCTGAAACGACCTGGCGGAGCACCCCGTAAAAGGCAGCATTATGTCTTTCGGCTGTTGTATCAGCTGGGCTTTACTGTCCTGCTGCTGGACAGTGTCGCCGCGGTGGATGATTATATCGAGACTATGAGTCGATATGATCTGGAGCCCCCGTACGGATATCTGGACCATCTTCGGTGGAATGATAAGTATGATTTATAAGCCGCATCGGTATCAGGAATACTGCATTGAACGGGTGATCCGGGATCCTGCTGTGGCGCTGTTCCTTCGTCCCGGCCTCGGGAAGACGTCGATCACGCTGACGGCGATCCATGATCTGAAATATCACCGGTGGCAGATCAGCCGGGCGCTTGTCGTGGCCCCGAAGAAGGTCGCCGAAGGCACCTGGAGCAAAGAAGCGGCGAAGTGGGATCATCTGAAACAGCTGCGGGTAATCACGGTGCTCGGATCGGAGAAGCAGCGCCTTACGGCGCTTGATGAGACCGGAGACGTGTATGTGATCAACCGGGAGAACGTCCCGTGGCTTGTCGATCATTACGGTCGCAGCTGGCCGTTTGATATGGTCGTTCTCGACGAATCAACCAGCTTCAAAAATCCGCAGGCCAAGCGCTTCAAAGCGATCAAGCTTGTCCGCCGTTTCTGTAAAAAGGTGGTTCTTCTGACAGGAACGCCTTCGTCACGCGGAATCATGGATCTATGGGCGCAGATCTATCTGTTGGACGAAGGCAAGCGTCTCGGACGAACGATCACCGCATATCGGGATCGGTATTTTACGTGCAACACGCACGGCGGGTATTTTACGGAGTATGTTCCGAGAGCCGGCGCGGATCGCGAAGTGCTTGACGCGATTTCGGATATCTGCGTCAGTATGAGCGCCGAAGATTATCTTGAGTTGCCGGAGTGTGTTGAACATGAAGTCCCTGTTGTTCTGGACGCGAAAACCAAAAAGAGATACGACGAGTTCGAGCGGGAGTGTGTTCTTGAGCTGCAGAATGAGGAAGAGATCACAGCTTCGACCGCAGCTGTTCTGACCGGGAAGCTCCTGCAGTTCTGTGCCGGCGCGATCTATGACGAGGATAAGAACGTCGTTCATCTGCACGATTGTAAGCTTGACGCCTATCTTGAGCTGATCGAGCAGCTTCGCGGCGAGCCGTGTATCACGTTTTACGGGTACCAGCACGACCGGGACCGACTGCTTGCGGCTCTGAGAAAAACAAAACTGCGAGTGAGGTTGTATGATGGCGTCGCCGATGAAGAAGCGTGGAACGCCGGAGACGTTGACGTGCTTCTGGTGCATCCCGCATCCTGCGCGTATGGATTGAACCTGCAGGCCGGCGGACGGCATGTCGTGTGGTTTACGCCGAGCTGGTCCTTCGAGCTGAACGATCAGGGCGTCTGTCGGTTATGGCGTCAGGGATCGCCGTATGACAGGGTGATCGTTCATTATCTCATAGTGCAGGGCGGCGTTGATGAAGACGTTCTGAAAGCGATCCGGGAACGTAAGTCGACGCATGAAACGGTTATGAATGTGCTGAAGGCACGATTGATAAGGAGTTGATCTGATTGAACTGGAAAGAAGAAGCCAAACGTGAGCTGCGTAATTACGCGGCGCTGAAGGAGAGCCTGCCGAACATCCGGCTGCGGATCGAGTCGATCGAGGCAAGGATGACAAGCCTGAAATCCATGTCGGACGATACGCCGGTCAAGGGCGGCGGGTCGCAGTATGAAGATCGGCTGCTGAACTGTCTCGTCGAAAAGGAACGGCTGGCAGCTACATACAAGGCGGACAAGATCCGCCTGCACCTGATCGAGCGCGGACTTGCCGTGCTGAACGATACGGAGCGAGCGATCGTCGAGGAATTCGCGCAGAACCGCCCCGGCAGGGCGGTGGAGCTCCTCGCCGACCGGATCGGTTATGAGCGCGCGCAGATCTACCGTCTTTACGACGTAGCCCTTTACCGCTACACTCTGGCGGAATACGGGATTCCGGAATATTGAGGCAATGAGACAAATATGAGATGACAAACGGTGAAAAACGTGCTATAATTAAAACCGTCAAGATTTGCCCATTGACTCATGAAATATCCTCCGAAAAGGCAGTCCGTTTTGCGGGCTGTCTTTTCCGTTTTTTATAAAAATCCACGGCTGGTGGTGACATGGCAAATGAAGAGAACCTGATCCCTTTCGACGAACGAACAGAGAGCGAACAGAGAGAAATCCAGACCAAAGGCGGGAAGAAGTCCGGCGAGGCCCGGCGGCGGAAGCGGAGCATGAAGCAGGCAATGGAGCTGCTGCTCTCCCTGCCGGCGACGACGCAGGCGGACTGGGACCTGCTGGGCGAGCTGGGGATCTCTCTTGATGAATTTTCGCAAGAAGAAATAAATAATTTATTGGTCGTCAACGCCGCGCTTCTGCGCGGAGCGAAGGCGGGCGACGTGGCGAGTATTCGCGAGCTGCGGAGCGTCATTCAGGACGACGCGCTTCTGAAGCATAAAATAAAAATGGACAAGGCGCATCTGGATCTTGAGAAGAAGAGAACCTTCCCGGACGCGCCGGAGCTGCCGCCCTATCGCGGCATTCCGTCCACCATGGTCGCACCGACGTTCGCGCCGGTGCTTTTTGATATCTCGGCGCAGGGGCATACGGAATACGTGTTCCCCGGCGGCAGAGGCTCGGCGAAGTCATCGTTCGTGTCGCTGGCGCTGATCGACCGGCTTATGTGCTTCGATACGATCCACGCGGTCGTGATGCGGCAGGTGGGCGATACGATGCGCTTCTCCGTGTACGCTCAGATGCAGTGGGCGATCGAGGCGCTGGGCCTCGGAGATGAATTCAAATGCACCGTCAGCCCGCTGGAGATCACGCGGGTCACGACCGGGCAGAAGATCTATTTCCGCGGCGCGGACGATCCGGGCAAGATCAAGTCGATCAAGGTGCCGTTCGGGCATATCGGCGCACTGTGGTTCGAGGAGCTGGATCAGTTCGGCGGCGAGGAATCCGTGCGTAAGATCGAGCAGAGCGTGATCCGCGGCGGCGACGAGGCGTATATCTTCAAATCCTTCAACCCGCCGAAATCCGCCAACAACTGGGCGAATAAGTATATCCGGATCCCGAAGGAAACGCGCCTGGTGACGATGAGCACCTACGAGACGGTGCCGAAGCAGTGGCTCGGCAAGCCGTTTCTCGACGAAGCGGAATTCCTCCGGCAGGTGAACCCGACGGCCTACGAGAACGAATACCTGGGCGTCGCCAACGGTACCGGCGGCAACGTGTTCGACAATGTGCAGATCCGCCGGATCGAGGACGCGGAGATCGCGAACTTCGACCGGCTTTATCGCGGTGTGGACTGGGGCTGGTTCCCGGATCCGTTCCAGTACGTCTGCTGTTACTTCGACAAGGCGAGGCTTACGCTGTATATCATCGACGAATACCGCGCAAACAAGCAGTCCAACGCCCAGACGGCGCAGGCCCTCAAAGAGCGCGGCGTGACCGGGAACGACCTGCTGATCTGCGACAGCGCGGAACCGAAGTCGGTGCGGGACTATAAAGACGCCGGCCTGATGGCGATCGAGGCGAAGAAACCGCCGGGATCAGTCGAGTACGGTATGAAGTGGCTGCAGAGCCTGCGTGCGATCGTGATCGACAATCTCCGATGTCCGAACACGGCAGAGGAATTTCTCAATTATGAATATCTGCGGGACAAGGACGGCAATGTGATTTCCGGTTATCCGGATCAGGACAATCACAGCATCGACGCCGTGCGATACGCGCTCAACCGCGAATGTCTCGCGGGCCGCGTCTCCGTGCTCTCGTGAGGGGAATAACGTATGGAGCTTTCCACCGTAAAAGACTACATCAAAAGGCATTCGACGTACCTGGGACCGGTTCTGGCGGCGTCTATGGTCGCCCGGCGGTACTATGAGTGTAAGAACGATATCCTGTTTGACAAAAAGGATCAGGACGACGACCCGGCGACGGCGCTGCGGAATGCGGATAACCGTGTTCCGGCGTCGTTTTTTCCTCTGCTGGTCGATCAGAAGGCGGCGTATACTTTCACCTATCCGCCACTGTTTGACGTCGGCGCGGAGCAGGCGAACAAAAAGCTGTCCGCCGTTCTGGGCGATAAGTTCGTAAAGGTGTGCAAGCGTCTGTGTAAGGCGGCGTCTCTGTCCGGTATCGCGTGGATCCACTACTGGCGCGACGCGGATACGGGAGAATTCCGCTACGGCGTTTTGCCGGCGGAGCAGGTGATCCCCGTGATCTCGGAAGATCTCGACGAACGGCTGCTGGGCGTGATCCGCGTCTACCGCAAGGTTGAGGACGACGGCAAGACCTATCTGATCTATGAGATCTGGAACGATGCGGAATGTGAGATCTATACCCGCGAGGAAAACGTCTCGATCGACGAGGGCCTGACGGCTTATAACATCTTCGCCGTGATCGGCGACGCGAACCGGCAGACCAACGTGTACAGGCACGACATGGGCCGCGTCCCGTTTATCCCGTTCCGCAATAACGAGGACAGGACCGGCGACCTGCGCCGCATCAAGGGTCTGATCGATACCTACGACAAGACCTTCAACGGCTTCGCAAACGACCTTGAGGATATTCAGGAAGTGATCATGGTACTGACCGGTTACAGCGGCACCGATCTCGCGGGATTTCTCGAAAACCTGAAAAAGTATAAGACCATCAAGATCGACGACGGCGAGGGCGGCGTCAGCACGCTGAACATCGATATCCCCGTTGAGGCGCGGGAGAAGATGCTGGACGTGACCCGCAAAGCGATCTTTATGCAGGGGCAGGGCGTGGATCCCGATCCGCAGAACTTCGGCAACGCTTCCGGCGTGGCGCTGAAGTTCCTGTATTCGCTGCTGGAGCTGAAGGCCGGCGACCTCGAAACGGAGTTCCGGGACGGCTTCGGCCAGCTTGTCGACGCGATCTGTGATTTTTACAATCTGCAAAGAGGCGAAACGCTGGTGCAGACCTGGACGCGCAACGCGATCCAGAACGACGCGGAGCTGGCGGATATCGCGTCCAAGAGCAACGGGATTGTATCGCAGAGAACGATCCTCGTGAATCATCCCTTTGTTGAGGACGCGGAAACGGAGCTGAAGCAGTTGGAGAAGGAGCAGGCGGAGCAGGAGAAGAAGAACGCCGACCTGTATCCTCCGGACTTCCGGCACGCTCACGATCACGACGGCGAGGATCCCGAGGACCCCGAGGATGATGACGAATGACGAATTCGGAATACTGGCGTAAGCGCATGGACGCGCAGGCCGGTTCGGTTTATAAGCGGTGCGATCAGTTTATTGCGGAGCTTATGCGGCAGTATCAGACCGCGGTCCGCTCCATGGAGGCGGATATCGCGAAATGGTATCAGCGTTTCGCCGACGCCAACGGGATCACGCTTGCCGAGGCGGGCAGGCTGCTGAACAGCGACGAGCTGCTGGAATTCCAGTGGACTGTGGAGGACTACATCCGCAGCGGTCAGCAGAATGCCGTTTCCGGCATATGGATGAAGGAGCTCGAAAGCGCGTCGGCGCGGGTGCATATCTCGCGCCTGGACAGCCTGAAAATGAGCCTTCGGCAGCACGTTGAGGAACTGATCGGGATGCAGCTGAAAACGCTCCCGGAGGTCCTGCACGCGACCTACCGCGAGAGCTACGACCGCACCGTGTATGAGCTGTCGCGGGGCTCCCGCGTGATGCTCTCCTACCAGAAGCCCGACGTCCGGCGTATTGACCGGGTGCTGGGCACGCCCTGGAGCAGCGACGGGAAGGAGTTCTCGGAACGGGTCTGGAACAACCGGGCGCAGCTGATCGGCAGCATGAACACCCACCTGACCCAGAGCATCATCCGGGGCGAGGATCCGCAGAAGGCGATCAACGCCATCGCGAAGGATATGAACGTGTCGAAAAGGCGCGCCGGAACCCTTGTGATGACCGAATCCGCGGCGATCGCCACGGCGGCGCAGCGGGACTGTTACAAGGATCTGGACGTGGAGGAGTTCGAATACGTCTGCACCCTCGACGAGGTCACCTGCCCGGTCTGCGGCGCCATGGACGGGAAGCACTTCCCGATGAGCAAATACGAGATCGGCGTCAACGTGCCGCCGATGCACCCGAACTGCCGCTGCGCCACCGCACCGTATTTTGACGATATGGACGACTGGGGAGCGGATCGTGCCGCAAGGGACGAGAACGGGAAGACTGTTTCTGTGCCTGCGGAGATGACATATGAGCAGTGGAAGAAGGAGCAGGACGCCAAATTCGGCGAGGGTTATGTTGACAAGCAAAGGAAAAAAGCGTATAATGAAGCTGCGGATAAGGAGCAATTTGAACAATACAAATCCCGTCTTGGGGATGACGCCCCGAAGTCATTTTTAGAGTTTCAAAATCTGAAATACGACGATCCGGAGAAATATGCGGAACTTACGGAATTCTATTCTTATAAAGGACGCGTTCCGGAAGCGACAAAACAGGATTTTTCAGCATATAAGGCTTTAAAAGAATTAGGCGTAGTCGGTACGATTCGTGTTCCTCCATTGCCGATAGACGCCGACACATTAGGTTTTAAAGATGCGCATGGATCCCGACATGGATGTTCTATCGAAGATGCAAGAGCATTTGTCCGAGATGCAAAATGCTCAATTCGGCGTCAGCGTTGGAATGGATTTCACATAAATTATTATTCTTTAAATGGAGCTACTTATATTTCTGAAGACGGGAATGTGATAAATACAGCATTCTCTGAAAAAGACTTTGATGAAAACACAAGGAAAATGCTGGAGGTGTTTCGATGAATATAGGTATTCGCCCGAAAACGGTATATTGTCCTGTTAAAGAAGATCAAATTGATGGCGGAGATTGCATTATCGTATGTGATGTCGCTGACAATTTGGTAAAACCTACAGTCCTTCCGAACGGGATAGAATGGAATGATGTACAGTGTCAAAGATGCAAGGATTGTCAATATCATGACGATATCGGATGATGCTTTATTAATGGATTAGCCGTCTCACCCGAGGCGGTATTTTTATGCCCGAAAGGAGTAGATCGTATGGACGCCGTTGAGTTCTTCCGAAGATTAAAACAGCACTGCCGGAACCAGAACGAGGATTGCCGATCGTGCTGCTTTTTGGAGATCTGCTACCGGGCAAAGAGCGAATTGCCGGAGGAAGCCGTCGGTGACGCTGTTCGGTATCTTGAAACGAATGATGATAAAGAAGAGGAGCTGAAAAACCATGTTCACTGCGTTCGCGTTTCTGATCCTGTGTAAATCTCTGCAAGCGCTTGATATCGCCGTGCCGGAGATCTGCGTTTTTCTTCCGTGCCTCACTATCGGCGCGTGGGCGTTATTCGTCGGTGTCTACGTTGTCTTAAAAATCAAAATCATAGATGCTTTAAGCTGACAACCAGCAACCAGCAACCAAACAACGGTATCAGACAGCGGGCTTCGGCTCGCTGTTTTTGTATACACAAATACCGCGGCGCGGCGGATAATCCGCGCTTCGCAATACCGGGACTTGCCGGATAAAAAGGACAGCGAAAGGAGAAAAGGAAAATGCTTGAATGGATGAGGGAGATCTTCGGCGACGCGTATACCGAGGAGCTCGACAAAAAGGTATCAAAGAAGATCGGCGAGCTTTTCGTCTCGCGGGCGGATTTCAACGCCCGGACGGGCGAGCTGGAAACGGCGCGGAAGACGATCACCGAGCACGAGGGCACGATCGCGACGCTGCAGGCGGCGAAGACCAACGCCGAGGATCTGCAGAAGACCGTGGACGGTCTGACGGGCCAGATCACCGCAATGAAGAACACCGCCGCCGTAGAAAAGGCGCTCTCCGCTCTGGGTGTGACGGATCCCGGCTATGTGATCTACAAGCAGGGCGGCATCGACAAATTCACGTTCGACAAGGACGGCAAGCCCGAAAAGCTGGAGGACGTGATCGCGCCGATGAAGGAGCAGTATGCGCACCTGTTTGCGCCGCAGTCGCAGAATTACAGCCCTGCGGGCGGCGACGCCCCGACGGCGAACCCGTTTGCCAAAGAGACCTGGAACATGACCGCGCAGGGAAAGCTTCTGCGCGAGAACCCCGCCGCGGCGCGCGAGATGGCAGCCGCCGCAGGCGTCAAAATCTGATTAAGGAGTGAAATGAAATGCCTATCACTACACTGAGCGACGTTATCGTCCCCGAGCTGTTTACGCCTTACGTCGTGAACCGCACGATGGAGCTGTCCGCCCTGTATCAGAGCGGTATCGTCGCGAACAGCCCCGAATTCGACCGTCTCGCTTCCGAGGCGGCGCCCATCCACCAGATGCCCTTCTTTGAGGATCTGACCGGCGAATCCGAGTCGATCCTTGAGGGCGAAGACCTGACCGCGAAGAAGATCACCTCCAACAAGGACGTGTCCACCACGATCCGCAGAGCGAATATGTGGGCCGCGACCGATCTTGCCGCCGCGCTGGCGGGTTCCGACCCGATGCAGGCGATCGGCGAGCTCGTCGCCGGTTTCTGGGCTCGCGACCTGCAGAAAGAGCTGATCGCCGTGCTGCAGGGCGTCTTCGGTTCCTATATTGAGGGTACCGACACGGTCACGCCGCTGGCGGATCACATCCTCGACATCACCGGCGCTTCCTCCGCTGCGGCGAAGAAGATCAGCGCTTCGGCGTTCATCGACGCGCTTCAGCTTCTGGGCGACGCTCAGGAGCAGCTTACCGGCGTTGTGATGGATTCCGCGACGAAGGCGTATCTGAAGAAGCAGAACCTGATCGAGACCGAGCGCGATTCCACCAGCGTGGAATTCTCCACCTATCAGGACCGTCGCGTGATCGTGGACGACGGCTGCCCGGTGGACACTGTGAACGGTGTGCATACCGCGTACATCTTCGGCCAGGGCGCGATCGCTTACGGTGTGGGCAACCCCGTCGGCAACGTGGCGACCGAGGTCGACAGAGACGCGAAGAAGGGCTCCGGCGTTGACTACCTGATCAACCGCAAGACCTTCATCCTGCATCCCCGCGGCGTCAAGTGGACCAACGCGGCGCGCGAGCACGTTGAAACGCCCACCCGCGAGGAGCTGGCGAACGCGAAGAACTACGCGCGCGTCTATGAGCCCAAGCAGATCCGCATGGTCGCGTTCAAGTACAAGATCGACTGATATGGACAAGTCGTTGACGCTGAACCTCCTGCTGGGAGGCGCTTATGACAAGGACGCCTGCGATGCGGCGCTGGACTTCGCGGGTGAGATCATCCTGAATTTTTGCAATATCGATGAGATCCCCGCGGGGCTTGACCGCACGCACGTCAATCTCGCCGCCGATCTGCTGCGCCGGAAAAGATACGGCGATAAGGACGGCGAGACGCAGGCAGTCAAAAGCGTCACCGTGGGCGACACCTCAACGACGTTTGCGGATATCTCCGATGAGGACGTGCGGGGGATCCTTGTGAATCACCGCGCGTCCCTGCTTCGTTACAGGAGGGTGACGTTCTGATGGTTTACCTGCATCGTAAGGCGATCGAGGCGACCTATACGGACCGCTGCACCGTGACGGATCTCACGCCTTATAAAAGGGCGAACGGATCGACGGGCCAGCGCAAACAGGCGGTGTGGCGTGATCTGCCGTGCCGCCTGTCTTATCAGAGCGTCCCCGCCGCCGGCGGCGAAGGGAATACAGCCGCGATCACGCAGGCGATCAAGCTGTTCCTGTCGCCGGATCATCCGATCAGCGCGGGTGCGGTGATCACCGTCACCCACGACGGCGTGACGCAGAAGTATCGGCGCGCCGGGATCCCTGCCGTCTACGCGACGCACCAGGAAGTCCCCCTGATGATCGAGAAGGAAAGGGCGTGATCGTGTGGCCGGTGACTTTGATATCTCAGGGCTGCTGAAACTGCAGAAGGATCTCGAGAAGCTGCGGGCTGCGATTCCGCCCACGCGTGGGGCGATCATCAAGGACATGGCCAAACGGTTTCTCCGGCTGGTGATCCGCGACACCCCCGTCGGGCAATATCCGAAGAGCTCCGGCAAAGTCGGCGGTACGATGCGCCGGGGCTGGACGACGACGCCGATGAGGACGGAAGGCGACCGCGTGGAAATTGACGTGATCAACCCCGTGGAATACGCACCTTATGTGGACTACGGGCACAGGACCGCGAACCATAAAGGTTGGGTCCCCGGACGGAACATCACGCAGAAGGCGATCAATCTGATGCAGAAAAACGGTCAGAAGATCGTCGATCAACACGTCGAGAGAATGCTCAGTGAGGTGTTCGGAGGCAAATGATAGAGAAGATCATTGATTCCGTCGTCGCGATCCTGCGGGCGGAATATCCCGATTATCCGGTGTATACCGAGCGCGTGGAACAGGGGCTCGAAACACCCTGTTTTTTCGTGTATTCCCTGATGATGTCGCTGCGGCGGTACGTCGGAAAACGCGTCAATGAACAGTATTCTCTCGTCGTGCAGTATCTGCCGGGTTCGGATGAGCCGCGAGCCGAGTGTGCGACCGTGGAGGAAAATCTGTATCTTCTGCTTGAGGACGTGCCCATTGACGGCGCCCCGGTCCATAGTGAGGAGATCCGCAGCGAGACCACTGACGAGGTTCTTACGCTTTACCCTGTGTATGCGTTCCATACACAGCGTGAAGATGAAAGCGGCGAACCGATGAAACACTACGACCTGAAAGGACTGTATCCCGATGGCTAAAACCAAAGAAAAAAATACGGCGGGAAAGACTGCGGAAGCTCCTGCCGCTGCGCCGACGGTCCGGACGTTTACCGTGCAGCAGCTCTGCACGGCAAGGCGGTTCGTCGCGCACAGGCACGCTCTTACGGCCTGTCTTGACCCCAACAACAGATACACCGTCGGGCAGGCGCAGGCCGCGCTCGACAAATTTATGAAAAGGAAGGTGTAATATATGGCATTCGGCGGCGGGACGTTCACGTCCCAGAACAAAGTGCTGCCCGGCAGCTATATCAACTTTATTTCCCGCGCTGCGGTGACTGCGGCTGCGGGTGACCGCGGCGTCGCGGCGATCGGCCTGCCCTTTGACTGGGGCGGGGATGAGATCGTCGATCTGACGCGATCCGACGCGATCAGCAACGCCGAGAAGCTGTTCGGCGCGGCATATACGGCGGACGCGATGCGTCCGATCCGCGAGATCCTTTTGCACGCGACCCGCGTGCTTGTTTACCGTCTGAACGGCGGCGGCAATAAGGCGGCCAACACGTTCGCTACGGCGAAGTACCCCGGCCCGGCGGGAAATAACATCACCATCGTGATCAAACCTATCCCCGGCGAGGAGGGCGGCGAAGGTGAAGATCCCGAAATCGTCGCTTATACGGTCGAGACATATTTCGGCGCCGTCCGGAAAGACTCGCAGACCGTCGAGACTGCCGCGGACCTGAAACCGAATGATTTTGTCGACTTCATCACCTCTGCGACCCTTGCGGAGACTGACGGGACCAAACTGACCGGAGGCACGGATTCCGAGGTGACGGCAGAGAATCATACCGCTTTCCTTGCGGCTCTGGAGGCCGGCGGCTATGCGCCGAACGCGGTGGGCTGCGCGACCGAGGACTCCGCAGTAAAAGCCATGTATAAGACCTGGGCGATCGAACAGCGCGAGGAATACGGCATGAAGACGCAGATCGTCGCGTTTGCCTATAACAACGCAAACAGTGAGGCTATCGTCAACGTGGCGAACAGCGTCGACGCGGTCTACTGGGTAACCGGTGTGATTGCCGGGACTCCGGTTGCGGATTCTGCGACGAATCTGAGCTACGACGGCGAGCTGACGATCCCGGCGGCTTATACTCAGAGAGAGCTTGCCGACGCGCTGACCGCGGGTAAATTCGTCCTGCACCGCGTGGGCGACGAGCTGCGCGTTCTGGACGATATCAACAGTCTGACTACCTTTACGGACGACAAGGGCGAGATCTTCCGCGATAATAAGGTGATCCGCGTGATCGACCAGATCGCGAATGATACTGCCGCAATCTTCAATGCGAAGTATCTGGGCGCTGTGGCGAATACCGCTTCCGGCAGAACGAGCCTGTGGGGCGACGTGACGGCGATCCTTCAGGATCTTCGCTACATAGGCGCGATTGAGGACTTTGACAGCGAAGAAATCACCGTCGAGGCCGGCGCTGACAAGAATTCGGTCGTGATCAATGAGTCCGTGACCGTGGCCGGAACCATGAAGAAGCTCTACATGACCTGCATCATTGCATAAGGGGGCGAAAAGAATGAACAACAACAGAAAGGTTTTCCGCGACACGCAGAACGCGAAGTTCGGCGAGGTGTTTGTCACCGTCGGCGGCAGGCGTTATACTCTGCTGAACGCCAAGAACGCCAAGGCGACGGCGAACGTCAAGTCCATCGACGTGCCTGTTCTCGGCAACGCGATCGTCGGCAAGAAGCCGACCGGCCTTGAGCTCAAGATCGTGATGACGGTCTATAAGGTCTCCGACATGTTTGACAAGGTGATCGAGAGCTATAAGAACACCGGCGTTCTGCCGCAGATCGACGTCCAGCTGACCGACGGCCCTGATGCGGCGTCGAACATCGGCAAAAGCTCCAAGATCTACCGCGACTGCGTGATCGACGGCGAGGTCCTGCTCGGTATGCTCGACGTTGAGGACAAGATCATCGAGCAGGAGATCACCTTCTTCGCGATGGACTTTGATTCCGTCGCAGGTGAAACCTACCGGGATCCCGACTATCTCAGCCCGAGCAGCACCATCCGGAAGAATCTCACGAAGTATTCGGCGAAGATCCGCTGATCGTAAAGAAAGGTGAATAAACATGTCTGATCTCAGTCTCTTCCTCAAAAAGAACAAAACTGAAAAGGAGCACGTTTTCTACCCGGCGACGAAGTCCCTCCGCGACGCGGAGGGCAAGCCGCTGCTCTGGGAGCTGCGTCCGCTGACTACCGGAGATGCAGAGAAATTGCGCCAAAAGCATACCATCGAGCAGGCGATCCCCGGTAAACGCGGCGTGTACAAGCAGACGCTCGACGATCGTTATATTCCCGCCCTGGTGTGTGAAGCGGTTGTTTATCCGGATCTGAATGATGCAGAGCTGCAGGACAGCTACGGCGTGATGTCTCCGGAGGATCTGCTGATGCAGATGATCGATGAGCCCGGCGAATACTACGCCATGGTCGAATACGTGCAGCAGATCAGCGGAATCGGCGGATCGCTTGACGATGAAGTCGAAGAAGCAAAAAACTGATCGAGGACGGCGATCCGGACGCTTCTTATGCGTTTTACGCGCTGATGAAGCTCAGAATCCGTCCGTCCGAGTGGATAGACCTTGACCCACAGGAAAAGGCATTTATCATCGCAAGTATTGATCTGCGATGTGAAGCGGAAAAAGAAGCCGCGGAGAAGGTGAAAAACCAATGACAGAATACGGAACGACACTGAGTCTCAACGACCGCATCACTCCGGTGCTGAACAACATTCTTAATTCGACGAATAAGACAACAGGAGCGGTGCGTCAGCTGCAATCTGTCCTTTCCTCCGACATCGGAGGTTCCGGTTTTTCCGCCGCGGCTCAGGCGGCAAACGAGACAGAGCGCGCTGCCGAGGAGACGACTGCGGAATACAAAAAAATGCGAACGGAAGTCGACGGCGCCGGACGCAGAATCAGGGAGAATACTTCTGCGCAAAAGACGTTTAATTCGTCTTTGGAAGCCGGAAATCAAGCTGCTGCGGGCCTCGCCGTTGGAATCAGTAAGATCGTGCGGGCATATATGGCGGTTGCCGGTTTCCGCCAGGTGTTTGAATTCGGAAAATCCGCATTTGAGGCATATTCCGATCAGCTCAATTCCTCTGTGCAGCTCAAAAGCGTCCTTGCCAATATGCTCGACTCCGATTATGTCGCGACTTTCCAGGTTGAGGCTGATACGCAGAATGCACAGGCGAGGATCGATGCTCTGAAAAACGGTATCGCTGAGCCTGTAACCGTCACGGCAGGGACGCTCGCCCTTGACGCATCTTTTGACCAAATCGCGAAAAAAGCGCAGGAAATCCAAGCTCAGGGAATCTACGGCGACGACACGATGATCGCCGCCGGCGCGGAGTTTGCTACGTATTTTTCTGACACGAACGCGGTCACCGCCATGATGGATACTCTGTCAGACTACGCCATCGGAATGAGGGGCGTCACCGCACTAAGCGGAGAACAGATGACGGACCTTGCCACCGGACTTGGGAAAATCATGACCGGGTCCTATGAAGCGATGACGAAGAAAGGCTTTGAATTTTCTGACGTTCAAAAGGCTATTATCGAAGGAACCGCGACCAACGCCCAGATCACAGCTCAACTGGGGTCTGAATATGTCGGACTCTCACAGGATATGCAGGCCGTCGCCGCGATCACCCAGGTGATCGACGAGGCGTGGGGCGGCCTGTATGAGAATATGAGCAACACACCGCAGGGTAAGATCCTGCAGCTTCAGAATATTCTCGGCGATATGAAAGAAACGATCGGCGAGGGAATCGCGCCGTATGTGATGCAGATCGTCGATACGATTCTTGCGCATCAGGAGCAGATACAGCAGATCGTTCAGCATATTACCGAGCGTCTGCAGGGCTTGCTGACCATTGCAGAGATCGTAATCGAGTTCGCCATGAATATCGTCGACAACTGGGATAAGATCCGCCCGGTAGTTCTCGGAATCGCCGGTGCAGTGGGCGCTCTTGCCGTTGCGCTCGGAATCGCGACGATCGCGCAGCACCTTATGAATTCCGCGATGCTCGCGTCGCCGGTGACGTGGATCATCCTTGCCGTGACCGCCATTATCGCGCTCCTTTTTGTGGCGGTGAAACGGATCCTTGAGGCTACCGGGATTATCGACGGGTCGATCGGCGACCTTGTAGGTATGATCTTCACTGCCGGCGCAGCGGTCGTTAATTTCGTGATCGGTGTAGTCAACGCCGTCATTCAGATGGTATGGTCTCAGTTTGTTGAACCGTTTATCGGGATGGTCGAGTGGACACTGAATGTGTGCAACGGTGGTTTCGATTCATTCGGCGATGCCGTGAAAAATCTGATTGGGAACATCATCTCGTGGTTCTTGGGCCTCAGTAAAGTCGTTACGCAGATCATCGACGCGATATTCGGCACAGACTGGACTTCGGGGCTGAACGCCCTGCAGAATGAAGTGCTGTCGTGGGGGAAGAACGAAAACGCGATCACGATTTCGCATGAAGCGCCGGCTATTAATTATAGAATCGACTATAAAGACGCCTGGAATTCCGGCGTGAACGTCGGAAATAAGCTTGATAACGCACTTAAGGGATTCGATGCCGGATTGAATGTCACGGCTACGGAAGACAAACTCGGCAGCATCGACGCGAACACGTCGGAGATCAATAACAGCGTTTCCTCCCGCGGGGAAGACGAGCTGAAATATCTCCGTATGCTGGCGGAGCGTGAGACGATCAACCGTTACACCACGGCGCAGATCAATCTTGAGATGCATTCCGAGGCGACGATCAATTCCGACACGGATATCGACGGATACTTCAACGAGCTGACCGAGGAGCTGCGTGATCAGCTCCTGGTAACTGCAGAGGGGCTGCAATCGTAATGTATTACTTCTACCTCGGCGACGTGCTCCTGCCGGTCACGCCGTCAAAATTAACGACGAAAATCAAAAATAAAAACAAGACGCTGGAACTGGCGAGCGGCGGCGAGCTGAACATACCCAAGTCGCCGGGGCTGACGGAGATCTCGTTTGAGATGCTTTTGCCCTCGGTAAGGTATTCCTTCGCCCGATATACGGACGGGTTCAAGCTCCCGGCTTATTATATCGATTATCTCGAGAGTCTTAAAACGGACAAAAAGCCGGTGGATTTCCTCGTGATTCGCTCCGTCTCGGCGCGGACTCTGCTGCAGTATTCGGCGCGCCTGCGGCCCATACAGGGCGAAGTCCTGCAGGATCTTGACCTGAACGGAGACGGACGTGTGAATTCCGCTGATGCGCGGATCCTTCTTCGCAACGAAGAAGTCGGCGCCACGGTGCTGGAGCCTACGGCGATGACCTGTCTGCTGGAGGACTACACGATCACGGAGGACGCGTCGAAGCACGGGCGCGACTATCTCGTATCCGTCAAGCTCAAGCAGTACGTAGAATACGGGATCAAGAAGGCGACTTATGAGCTGGTGAATAACAATGCCGGATCTTGAAAAAATGATGCGCTGGTGCGAAGCGCACGTCGGAAGCCACAACTGGCCGTCTATGTGTCAGGCTTTCGTCGCTGACGCTGTTTATCAGGCAACGGGATCCAGGCCCTGCGCATCCAGCGGCAAAGATGCAATGCACAAATGGATGAAGCCCGGCACAGCGAATGATTGGAATCCCCCGCGCGGAGCTGCGGTGTTCTTCGGCGGCTCCGGTGAAATGGGCCGAAAATACGGCCACGTTGGCATATCGGACGGGCACGGAAATGTATATGAATCCTGGCGTAAACCGGGTATCGTGTATCATTCACTGTCTACTGCGGCCAGAAACGACGGCGGCTATAAAGGCTGGGGTTGGGAAAACAACGTGGTTCTCAGTTCCGGTGGCTCTTCGGGCGGTTCCGGCAGCTCCGGTGGCGGTTCCGGTTCGACCTCCGGCGGCAGCTCCGGAACGACGACGCAGGTCGAGATCTCTCAGGTCGTCGTCGCGAACGAGGACGGGTCGATGATTAAAAGATCCGCAGCGGGGATCGCAGGTGAATCCTCAGATGACGAGATCCTGTTGCTGATCCAGAACGGCGATAAGATTTTCCGTCCGTTTGTGATCGGCGACATCAAGGTCACGACGGAGCGCGCCGGTTCGCCGGGAAAGATGACCTTCTCCTGTATCGACGTTGAGGGCTTTGATATCGCAGAAGGAAACGCAGTCGCGTTTCGGTACGGCGGCGAGAAGATCTTCTACGGGTATATCTTTACCATCAAAAATACCGATGATCGGGAAAAGGTTTTGATCACCTGTTATGATCAGCTCCGGTATTTCAAGAATAAAGATACGTTTGTTTACGGCAGTACATACGCCGATCTGCTGAAATATATCTGCGGCAAATACGGCTTTGAGGTCGGCGAGATCGATTCGACCGGCTATAAGATGCCGCAGCGGGTCGCAGAAGGGACGCTGTTTGACATCCTGCAGGAGGCCTCCGACGATACAACCCTCGCTAAGGGTGAGTATTACGTCTTGTATGACGATTTCGGAAAAATACATCTCCGCAGTCTGAAAAATATGACGCTGCCGCTACTGCTGGATCGGGATACTACCGGCAGCTGGGAGCTGTCGCGGAGCATTGATCAGGACGTATACAACCGGATCATCCTCGCGAAAGACGACGATCAGACCGGCGTGCGGAATCTGTATATTGCGAACGACAGCGACTCCCAAAAAAAGTGGGGCGTCCTGACAATGTACGATACCGCGGACGCATCAGCGGCGGATATCAGAGTGCGGGCGAAGGCTCTGCTGAAATACTACGATTTCCCGGAGAAGAAGTTCGCCGCGAAGGACTGCATCGGTGATCCTCGCGTAAGAGGCGGTTCTGTGCTGCTGTGCAGTTTCGATCTCGGCAACGGTAATAAAATCCAGAATCTTATGATCGTAGACAAGGCGGAGCACACCTACGGGGAGAACTATCACACGATGTCGCTGAATCTGATCGGAGGCGGTTATTCTGCGTAACACGAGCGATTTGTTACAGATCATAAAACGGGCCGCCGCGGAGGTCTTTGCGCAGTCGCGGCCCTGCGATATATCGACCGCACGGGTGACCTCGGTTTCTCCGCTGGAGATCACGCTGCAGTCCGGTCTCGCGATTCCGTCTGCGCTGCTTGTGGTCGTCGGCGAGCAGAGCTTTTCTGTCCTGGATCCGGTGGCGGTGCTGCGTAAGACCGGAGGACAAGTCTATTATATCCTTGGAAAGGTGGCAACGGTATGAAACCTCAAATCATATCCGAGATCACGTTTGATGCGGCGGAGCGGATCCGGCAGCCGTCTTATACGTATCATGCGGATTTTGATACCGGACGAGTCGCCGGCCACCTGGACGGCGTTGAGGCGCTGAAGCAGTCCATCATGTGCCGGCTGCTCACCGTACAGGGAATTCATCAGGTCTATTCCGGCGGATACGGCCTGCCGATGAACGATCTGGTCGGTCTTCCGTCGCCGTTGGTATACGTACGGATCCGGGACGCGATCGTCAAAACCCTGATGGAGGACGACCGGATCACCGCCGTCGGCGACTTCATTTTTGATACGGATCGAAAAAATGTGACGGTGTCGTTTACCGCTTATACGATCTACGGTCCGGCGAATTTTGAGGAGGTGGCTCTGAATGTATGAATCGAAGACATATGACGTTGTTCTCGCGGATCTTCTGTCTCGCGTACCTAATACGGTAGACAAACGGGAGGGCTCTGTCATATACGACGCGCTCGCGCCCTGCGCTGCCGAAATCGCGTCGTTTTATGCCGCCCTGGATGAGATCATCACTGAAACATATGTCGACACAGCGAGCCTTGAGGGACTGATCCTGCGGGCGAAAGAACGCGGTATCGAATATCGCGAAGCAGAAGCGGCGCAGGTGATCGCCGAAATCACTGTTTCCAACGGTGAGATTAAATCGGGAGACCGGTTCTTCCTCGCCGATTCCGGCATCGCTTATACGTGGGACGGCACGACCTCCGACGACGGCAGCGAGTATATTCTGATCGCCGAGGAGATGGGAACCTCGTCCAACATCTCGGAAGGCTCTCTGATTTACGACGGCACCGCAGCGACGGTCACCCGCGCCGTGATCACCGATCTGCAGTATCCCGGCAGAGACGCGGAAACGGCAGACGAGCTGAGAGCCCGCTATTACGCCGACATCGGCGCTTCTCCTTTCGGCGGGAATATGGCTGATTACAGAGAAAAAGCCCTACTGATCAGCGGCGTGGGCGGCGTACAGGTGCGCAGAGCGTGGGACGGCGCGGGAACCGTTAAACTGCTGGTCGTATCCTCCGAATACAGCGTCCCGTCCGAAGACGTGATCAACAGTGTACAGGATTATTTCGACCCCCTCGATGGAGAGGGCGCACATACCGGCGCGGGTATGGCGCCGATTGGGGTGGAGGTGACCGCGGCAGCTCCGACGGCGACCTCTGTTTCGATCAGCGCATCAGTAACTCTGGAATCCGGAGTGCAGATCTCGGATATCGAGACCGCTGCGGAAACCGCAATAAGAGAGTACCTGCGCGACTGCGTAGAAACGTGGGCGCAGGAAGGCGTCTGCTATGTGCGGCTCGGGCGGATCTTCGCGCTGCTGTCGGCTCTGGATGGCGTCGTTGAGCCGTCCGACGTTGCGATCAACGGCGATTCGCAGACGCTGGTATTCGACGCGGAGGCGATCCCCGTTTTCGAATCGCTTACGATCACGGAGGCGAGTACATGAGCAGCCCTTTGTTTTCTTATCTGCCGCAGATGTTTTCTGATCTGCGGGAATTCGGCGTACTGTTTGACGTGCTGAAGAATGACGACGCAAACGGCGTGCTGGACGACGCAGCGGCAAACGCAGCGCAATGGCTCAAAAATCAGTTCCCGATCTCCGGAGAAATGGATGCCGCCGGGATCCGGCGCTGGGCGCAGGCGCTGCGCATCAACACCGACGGGAAAAGAGCCGAAGATTTGCTATTTAGCATTAAAACAGCGCTTACTGAGAGGAGACCTTATACCGTAGCGCAGCTGAGAAGGATGCTTGACGACCTTTGCGGGGAAGGCAATTATGAGCTGTTGATCAACGTCCCGGAGCAGGCTGTCACTGTCAGGCTGTCGCTCACAAGGGCAAGTGACTTCAACGCGGTTTCTGTCTTGCTCGACCGAATTCTGCCTGCTCATTTGTCTCTGCTTGTCATTGTCAATTATAATCGATACGGCAAGTATTCGGACGGTTTGACCACGCACGCGGATATGCATGCCAAGACACATCATCAATTAAGGAGTGATGCATGATGGACTACACGGAGAACTTACACCTGAGGAAGCCCGCAGCGGGGGATTTTTACGACATCGGAGATTTTAACTCGAATACAGATGTTGTTGACGCATTGTTTCCCGATGGTATACTGCCGATCGAGAAGGGCGGAACCGGAGCGGCGGATGCGGCTGCTGCGTTGACGGCGCTGGGCGCGTTCCCCGCACATAAAGTAGTGGAAGATGTCGCAAGCCTGGACTGCAATGATTATACGGACGACGGCTGGTATTATTTCTCTTCCAGCCATACGCCGGCCCACGCGCCTGAAGGTGCACAGTCGGGGTGGCTGCATACCGTACAGGGGCCTAATGCCGACTACATTTCTCAAGAATGGTATGTCCTGCGCCAGAACGACGCTTACAATTATTGGAAAAAATATACAAGGCTAAAACAAGGTCCTACCACAGGATGGCGCGATTGGGTTTGCGCGATGACCGAGAAAGATATCCCCGCCCTTGCTACCCGTGCGACGGTGGCTGATTCTGCGACAACCGCGACAACCGCGACAAGTGCGGCCAAGGCGACAAAACTGGCGACGGCGCGGACGATCCGGACGAACCTTGCCGACACGATGGCTGCGAGTTTTGACGGCACGGCGAACGTGACGCCGGGCGTGATGGGTACTTTACCGATCGCCAACGGCGGCACCGGCGCGACGAAAGCATCGGCGGCGCTGACGAACCTGGGCGCGGCGGCAGCGCAGCACTCGCATACGTCGGAAAATATAACAGAAACAATCAAGACGATTGCGATCGGCACGTTTTGCTCAAATCTTGTCGGGGGCGGATCCACTTTAACGGGATATGCCCGCAAAATCGGGAAAAGAATTTGCGCGCGAATTCGGGTAACTCCGATGTCCTCGGGAAAAAACGCATCGGTGCAGATGGTAAAGATCGCGTCAACGTACTACCCGAACGAGACATTTTCCACCGCAGGCGTTGGCCCGGTATCCGGCTACGGTGTAATCGGCAGCCGAAAATACCCCGTGACCGGCTATATCAACGCAGCAGACGCGAGGAACGGGATTGTGACGGTTGTATTCCCGGAAGTCAATCTGAACTTCGATTACGTCGAAGTCTGGGCTGATTATTTCTGCGGATAAGGGGGCGGGGATATGGCTTGCGGATGCAATACGCGGCTGGAGCCGGTGAAGCTTCTGCCCGGAGACGGTTTACCGCTGCTGTTCGATCTTTCGGACGCGGAGGACCCGGAGGCGGCGGTGTTCGACGAGAGCGACCGGGCCGTCCTCGTGCTGACCGCTTACGATAAGACCTGGGAGGTCGAGGGCGCGATCGACGGGAATTCCGTGCGGGCGCTGATCTCCGGCGAGATCACGCAGGAGATCGGGAAGACGCGGGTTCGGGACGCGCATTTCTGTCTGCACATTTTCGCGGTGGACGGGGAGCGCCGGACCGTGGAATTCGGGATCGACGAGGACCACAGCGAGGGGCAGTACTGGTACCCTGTGACGGTGGCGCGGTGCCACCCGGAGAGCTGAGGAGAGTGAGCATATGCCGGTTATCGCAGGAAGTGTACGGCAGGAACGGCGGATCGGCGGATCGGTGACGGCCGGGGCGAGGATCACCGCGGGAACCGTGCAGAGAGCCGCGCTGCCGGGCGGGGCGCCGTATGAGGGGGATTACGTTATAACGCCAACGCGGGAGCGGCAGGAGCTGCCGACGGCGGGGAAGAGCCTCGCGCTGAACGTGGTGGTTGAGGCGATCCCGCCGGAATACGGCCTTGTCTCGTATAACGGCTCGTCCCTGCGGGTTTCCTGATACAGTGATTATTTTTTAAAGGAGATATAAGATATGGCAAAGAGCGTTATCATCAACGGCGTTACTTACAACGACGTTCCGCAGGTGGAGATCCCTCTGGCGAACGAACAGGGAGACGCGACTTTCTACGAGACCTCGGGGAACGACGTTTCCGCCGCCGACGTGAAAGCCGGGAAGAAATTCACCGGCGCGGCAGGCGCGGGCACCGGCACGATGCCCGTTTATTCCGGCGGGACGGATTCCGGCGTGATCGCGACGAAGGACGGCGCGGTGAGCATCGCCGAGGGGTACCACGACGGGAACGGCGGCGTGGAGCTTGACTCGACGGAGAAGGCGAAGCTGATCACGGGAAACATCAAAAACGGCGTGACGCTGTTCGGCGTGCCCGGCAAAAGCACCGTGGTCGATACGGAGATCTCCGAGGACGCCGCAGGAGCTGCGCAGATCCTCAGCGGGAAAAAAGCGTTTGTGAACGGTTCCCCGGTCACCGGCACGCTGACGGCTGCGGTGGTGACGCAGGATCAGACCACCAAGGTATTGACGATCGAGTAAGGAGCGGATAGTATGCCGTATGATATAGAGATCGCCGGGGTGACTTACCCCGACGTGCCGTCGATCGAACTGATCGACAGCAACGGGCAGAAAATAAGTTTCGAGCCGCATAAAAATATATCGGACAAACCCGGCATAATTGTACCAGATTCGGGGGGGGGTACATATTATGCCTCTTCTGACGGGCTGGACGGGTACAGCAGCGTAAGGGTTGCGGAGGCGTCCTATACGCAGGCGGCTGATACCGGATGGCAGGCGATCACGTTGGATCAGGATTATCCGATCCCGGCGCGGACAGGCGGAGACCTGTCGGAGGCGCTGACGATCGACATCTCGGAGCTGCCGTTCCGTCCGCGGCTGCTGATGCTCGGGCCCAACGGAAACACGCCTGCCCGGAACGTTACACAGCCGGACGCGACTTATCACAGATTTCTCGTGTCCTCGACTGAGCTGACGGACACGGGAGTCCGCGATAAGGATCGTGGTTTCTTTACATACTTCATTATGACGCAGAATTATGCGGGAATGAGCGGCAGTAACGTTGGGCTGTACCCGGACAGTAACTGGTCCGTACTGCGTCTGCTTGCTTGGGGTATGAACGCAACGATCAACAATATGAGAATTAAAGCGGGATCGTGGCGGTGGCGGGCGATCGGATAATCCACCGCGGCGATCCGGGAAGGAGACGTATGTCATCTACAATCAGGATCGCCGGGGTGGACTATCCCGGCGTGCCGAGCGTTACGCTGAAGGACCCGGGCGGGAACAGCATTGCGTTCCCGGACGTGTCCGGAGACACGGTGACGGCAGCAACGCTTCGCGCAGGGGTCACCGCTCACGCTGCGGACGGGGCGCAGATTGAAGGGTCGTATGTGCCGTCATACGCAGACGCGCACGACACAGGCTGGAATATCGTCACGGTTCCCGCCGCTCTGAGCATCCCGCTTATAACAAGCAGCGATCTTTCGTCTGCGCTCACAATTGACATATCCGCGTTGACGTTTCATCCGCGGTTGATTCTGCTCGAGCCGGCGACTAATGCACAGGCAGAGGCAGTTACTGCGCCGGACGAAACGTATCATCGTTTTTTATTCTCGATGAACGAAATATCTGAGACCGGAGAACGCAAAACAGCCCCGGGTTATGCATGTATATTTCTCGAGACGACGAACTTGGCGCGGAAGGCATCGAATAATATCGGGCTGTACCCGGACAGCGATTGGAGCGTGCTTAGACTCGTCGCATATGCGACGAATGCCGTCGTCGACCTAATACGCATCAAGCGTGGCAATTGGCGTTGGAGGGGTATCGGATGAGATATTTTTACCGTCGAACGGATGCAAGCGGCGGAACGATCTATGAGAGCAGAACGTTTCCGTCTGCGCTCGGGGAAGAGATCACCGAGGAAGAGTATAACGCCGCCGTCGCAGAAATCGAAGCGGAGATCGAAGCGGAGATCGCGGAGAGGGCGGAGGCCGCAGCGCAGGAACGCGCCGACCGGATCGCGGAGCTGGAGGGCCGGGTCGCGGAGTTGGAGAGCGAGAACGCGGAACTGGCGCGTAGCAATATTACGCTGCAGCGGAATAACGCCGCGCTGATGAAGCGGGCGGGGGTAAATTTATAATTTTTTTGGAAGGGGAGATATTTATGGCCGTCAGGAAGTATTCGGCGCGGAAGGACAAATATACGAAGCTGTCGGAGCATTTTTCCGTCTGGGAGTTCCAGTGCCATAACGGGTACGACGTGGTACTGATCGATACCGATCTGATCGATCTGCTGGAACGTCTGTTTGCCTATATGGACGCCCGGTCGATCGATATCTACAGCGGGTACCGGACGCCGGAATATTCCGCCGCAAACGGCGGGAAATACAACGATCAGCACACCAAAGGCAAGGCCGCGGATATCTACGTCAACAGGAAGGGCGGCGGAAGATATTCGGCGAACGAGATCTGTCTTGCGCTGGAGGACATGGACCATCAGGGCGGGATCGGACGGATGAAGAATACCGTGCACGTGGACGTGCGAGGATATAAATGCTGGTTCGACGAGCTCAGGAACGAGAAGATCGTGCAGTCGTGGTATCCATATCTCGGGGCAAAAAAAGAAAAAACGGAAAGCGGAAAGACGGCGGCCAAGCCAGCCGGGGCGAAATACGGGATCGATATATCTCACTACGAGAACGACGCGGGAAAAACCGATTTTGCCGCGGCGAAGGCTGCGGGCGTTGAATTCTGTATCATCAAGGCGGGATACGGGAGATACGACGGGCAGGTCGATCCGGGATTCGATAAGAATTATTCCGCGGCAAAGGCGGCGGGGCTGCCGGTCGGGGCATACTGGTATTCCTACGCGGCGACCGTAGATCAGGCGCGGCTTGAGGCGCAAAAGTGCCTTGCGGCGATCGCGGGGAAGCAGTTCGAATACCCGATATATTACGATTTCGAAGAACTGAAGCAGTTCGAGACCGGCGGGGCGAACGTTTCGGCGATGATCGACGCGTTTCTATCGACCGTGCAAGCGGCGGGGTATTTCGTCGGGCTTTATATGAGCCGGTCGTATCTCGAACATTACGTGAGCGCCGAGGTACAGAAAAAATACACCATGTGGGTGGCGGAATATGCGTCGGCGTGCAAATACGACGGGCAGACGGATATCTGGCAGTACGGCGCCGGGCAGGTGGCCGGATTCGCGAAGAAGAACGTGGATCTGAATTACTGTTACCGGGATTTCCCGACGGAGATCAAGGCGAAGGGCCTCAACGGTTTTGCGCTGGCGAAGGGCGATCTCAACGGAGACGGGAAGGTCAATTCCTCCGACGCGAGGCTTGCGCTGCGGGCCGCCGCAAAGCTGGAGAACCTGACCGACGCGCAGAAGCAGGCCGGGGATATGGACGGCGACGGGGACGTGGATTCCGCCGACGCGAGGACGATACTGAGGAAGGCGGGGAAGCTGGAATGACGATCGGACCGGAGCTGATCGAGGCAATAAAGACGATCGCCGGGATCATCACCGCGCTGGGCGTGATCTTCGGCGTGGTGTTCGCGATCTATCGCTTCGTGCTGCGGCAGAAACAGCAGGACGAAGAAATCAAAGCGATCAAAGAGGAGAACGCGCTGATATGCTACGCCCTGCGGGCCTGTCTGGATGGGCTGCAGCAGCTGGGCGCGAATCATACCGTGCCGGATGCGAAGGAGCGGCTGGAGAAGCATCTGAATATCGTTGCGCACAAATAATTCGCGAAAAATAGTATACATTATTTTCCGCAAAAATCGAAAGGAGCTGTACTTATTATGGAAATACTGAAATACATCACGGAGAACGCGCTGATCCTGATCCCGGCGCTGTACATTCTGGGTGAGATCATCAAGGGGATCCGGGTGATCGACAATAAATGGATCCCGCTGATCCTGCTGCCCGTGGGCGTCGTCGGCGCGATGGCGCTCGGCGGGTGGACGGTGGATTCCGCGATCCAGGGGATCCTCGTCACCGGGGTGACCGTGTACGGCGATCAAATTATCAAACAGATCGCGGGCAAATAATATATAATGAAAAGAATGCCCCCGGCGGTTCCGATGATGGAGCTGCCGGGGGCTTTTTTTATTTCTCTCTTTTTTTGTGCGGCTTGGTGTAGTTAAGGTATTTGCCGGAGCTGCACCCGCAGTCGACGACCGGGGGATCCTTATATAACCGGTACATTCCGAGCAGAAACGTCCGTCCGCACTTGTTGCAGCGGCAATTAAAAACCGTCTGACTGCCGATCTGATCGTGAACGGACAGGAGCTCGACCTCGCCGTACTTCCTGCCGACCATTTTTGCGCCGCTGGGTGGACGCTTCGGCTCGTCGGGGGAGCGTTCCTTCCGCGGACGACTGTCGTAGTGATTCCGAGCGTTCTGCTGAGCGCGTTCCCGCGCGGCGTCGTCCATGCATTCCGGGCAATACCGCTGAGACGGAGATTCGACAAAGTAATCCTTTCCGCATCTGTCACATTTCGCGACGCTGCCCATGGAGCGGTATTTGTCGCGCAGGGCATTCGCCGCGGGGGTATCAACATACTCCGCGAGGCATTTCTGGCAATATTTTTCCACCGGAGCGCCGGGAAATTCCGCACCGCATTTTATGCAGGGTTTCGGGCGGAACGTGTCGCAGGTCGTGAGCCGCAGAGTACAGTCCGGACAATACTTCCGGCGCCGGGTGCCGATATATTCTTTGCCGCACTCCGGGCACTCCTTGCGGATATACGTGGACAGCAGGTAGTCCTTCACCCTCTGCCTGCTGCGTTTCTCCCGGCATTCCGGGCAGTATTTCGCCGCGTTACTGCCGTAAAAGTCCCGGCCGCACTCCTTACAGGTGCGCAGGTGGACGGAGGAGCGGGGGATATGCACGGCAGAGCATTCCGGGCAACAGTCGGTGTCATAGCTCGATCGATAGGTCCGGCCGCAATATCTGCAGGTGTTTGTTTTCATCGCGATCACCGATATCATGATATCACACCAGAGGGAGAATATCAATAGGAATCAGAAAAAATATCACTCAATGGGTGATAATTTTTACAAAAAAGTATTGACATATCACTCAATGAGTGATATAATAGGCGGTGTCAAGGGGAGATACCCCGAGTGAGAACGGAGGATAAACATTATGACAAGACTTACAGACGGCAACAAAACGGTTGAAATCAGTATGCAGGTATGGACGGGCTCTGGATATACGACCGACTGGAGCAACGACTTCTTCGCGGTCGGCGGCCTGAAATACGATGAAGCGAAAGAAGCGTACAAGGTCGAGGACGTTGACTACTGCATCGGGCAGGCGCTCGACTGGAAGAACAGCGAGGGAGACTTCGCGGACGACGAACCGAACGAGGACAACACCGTATTTATTGAGGAGGTATAATATATGGACAGCAAGACTTTTAACATTCTTTTCAGCGAGGCGCTTGAAGACGCCGACCGGGACGTATTTGTTTCTGATTGGGCTCTGAGTTCCGTCTTCGCGGAGGAATCGGATCTCGGAGAGAACGCGGAGATCTGCGGGAAGATCTGGGACGCGGCGCATCTAAGCGTCAAAGAGATGCGCGAAAAAATGAATATGACGCAGGCGCAGTTCGCGGAGCGGTTCTGTATGCCGAAGAGGACGATTGAAAACTGGGAGGGAGGCAGCAGGCAGGCGCCGGATTACGTCCGGCTGATGATGGCGCGGGAGCTGGGCCTTGCGCAAGGATTCCCGGAGGCGCTGCCCGTTATCGCGGCGCCGCATATGAGCGGCTGGGAAGAGCTCGGAGAAGACGCGGAATTCATCTACCGCGAGTCGACTTATATGTTCTGCGGCTTCAAGATCGACGAAAAGCACGCGGCGCTCATAAATGCGCGGGGAAAGTTCATTATTGCCAAGGCGTTCAAGAACTGTTTGTCAATCGGGTCCGGTATGGTATTGGAATACTCTACTTATGAGGAGATCAAGGAAAGAATTAAAGGCTGATATCAGCCTTTAATAAGAAACAGCCGCATTTCGCGGCTGTTTTTTAAAAATCGAGCGTAGGAAGGATCTCTCTCGCCCTGCTGGAGATTTTACGTCGGATGCTGTCCGGCGGTTCCAGATGGAGCTGCCGGGGGCATTTTTTTATGCGCCGGCACCGTAACAATCGACGAGTAACAGTCCGTAACAGTCGCGCAACAATGAAGAATTGTTACAGAACGAATGTTTTTGATGGTGTAACAATTTTTCGGGATTCTGAGATTGTTACAAAAAATGTTACGCCGATTGTTACAGCTCTGCATATAGCTTTTCGGGTAAATGTAACAATGTAACATTATTTCTCTATAGAGGGGTAAAAATCAACGTAAATTCCACGTTAACCCTTGGATTTCGCACGTATATTACGCGCGCGAGGATTGTTGTTACATGGAGGACATGGCCGCGGTATCGGGTTAGCAAGCATCGCCGATGTATATCATCGGCAGGGCAGGGGGAGCCCTGCAACCCCGGATCAGACTTGTGGCACCTATCACGGTACCGCAGAAAGACGCGCAGCTCCGCGGAATATCAGACCCCTGGCACCTGATGCAGCACCAAGCCTCGCTTTACGGCACCTAATATTTCATCTGTTCGGAGTGCCCGAAACCCGCGGACGGTCGGCGTTGCCGGGCGATGTGTCCCCCGAGACGGAGGCGGTTACGGCACCGTCTCTTATACCTGCTTGCAAATCAACCGTGTGAAAAGTGTAGTGAGTAGCGTAGTGAGTAGAATTCAAAACCACTCATTTTGATTCATCTCAGAATTTACTGAAAACAGAATGAAAAAAGCCCGGAAGTCGTTATATATCAACGATTCCGGGCTTTGGCGCAGAAGGGGAGACTCGAACTCCCGCGCCGCTTTTTACACGGCCTACGCCCTTAGCAGGGGAACACAAGTCAAGCATTACCGCCATTTTTCGGGCTTTTGTAGTGAGTAGTGTAGTGATTAACTTTTTCGACGCCCCTGGAAATCCAATTCATTGACCGCGTTGAGCAGGGCGGAAGTGTTCACTCCGTGGATATAATGATCCGTCATCGTGCTCTTCGCGTGACGCATGATCTCCCGGATCGTCTCCTGCGGGACGCCCTGCATCTTGAGCGCGGTTGCGGTCGTGTGTCGTCCGGAATACGGCTGCAGCGCCGGGTTCAGCTGATAGGTTTTAATCATCTTTTTGAATTCGGCGTAGAACTGGTCCCGGCTCATCGGCAGCAGGTTGTCGCCGTCCGCGCGGCTGATCAGGACCGTCAGCACGGGGATGATGTTGTCCGCCAGAACCATCGGCGTCTCTTTACGTTTCTTCGTTTTCTTGCCGACGCCGGTGATCGTCCTGGCTTCCAGGTCGATCATATCCGTGCGCAGGTCGCACAGCTCGCCGGGCATCATCCCGGTATAGATCATCAGAAGAACATATCCCGCGAAGAAATACCCGTCGAAGAACGCCTGCGTCAGCGTCGTGATCTCATCCACGGTGAACGGGACGGTCTCCTTTTCGTTGTTGTCCGGCAGGACGAGGAACTGCGACAGATTCGTCGTGACGGCCTGCTGCGCCATTGCCAGCTTATACAGGTGAGAGAGCACGTCGCGTACGTCCTTCGCCGGGTAGTAGGTCTGCGCTTTCCGGGTGATCACGTCCTGCAGGTCGTCGATCGTCAGGTTCGAGATATTCGTGTACGCGATCTCCGTCAGACGCCGGAACGCGATCCTGTAATGCGTCTGCTTCGATTCTGAGAGCTTTTCCATCGCGCCGGAGGAATACGTCGCCCAGAGGCTCGCCAGCGTATGGACGGTCTCAGCGGCTTCACGCCGCATCTGCGGAAGATAATCGTAGGCGTCTTTTTTCGTCCTGAATCCGCCCTTGTAAATGCGGATCGGATCCTGCCGCAGCGTGCCGTCCTTCCCCTCGACGGTCTTCCAGCCGACGACCTTGCAGATAGTATAGGTCTTGCCTCGTTTGTACACGTATCCCGTGCCGTTGCCGTGGGTCTTGACGCGCCTGTTGGCGGACGCCGGCGGCGCCTGCTTCTTTCCGCACCGTGGGCAGAAGACGGAGTCGTCCGGGATCTCGGCCGTGCATTTCACACATAATAACATAAAAAAAGCACACTCCTTTAAGGGTATTACAGGAATACCCCTTGCATTTACCGCAGGGAGTGTGATATACTTGTTTTGTGTAGAGGAGTATATCACAGCTCCCTATTCGCCGCTTCGATCGGGGTCTAGCCGGTCGGGCGGCTTTTTTTTTATTTGTTTTTCAGGCGCAGCACTGGTAGAGATTGCCGAATTTATACCAGCTGACGGCCTTCCGAACAAAGTCTTCCGTTACGTTGAAACGTTCCGCGAGATCCCAGACCTCGGTACAGCCCTCACGGACCGCCTGATCCAGCTCATCTTTCGGGATGAGCTTTTTTATTGCCCATTTGTCCGCCCGGTTTTCGTGCTGCTTGCGAACGTCGCACACCGCCCAGGGATTGTAAATCGAGCCGGTTTCGCAATGGCCGAGCTCATGGGCGACCTTCATCACTTCATCGATGAAGGACAGGATCTTCGCATAGTCGATCGCGATATAGCACTGTCCGGCGGGATCCATATATGAGAACGCTGCCCTGGTTTTCATTGAGAACGGGACGACCGGAATGCTGTCGCGTCGTGCCAGATCATAGAGCGCGGTAAGTTTTGTCATTGTTTCTTCTTTTTCTCCCTTATAAACGCCGCAAAACGGCGTACGTCTTCAATGTCCTGATCGTCGATGTCTGTCGTGTCGCCCCATAAAGCAAACGCGAGAGCGGCATCTTCCGGAGTAAAACGTTTAAGACTTGTCGCTTCTCGACGAGCATCTTGTTCTGCGGCAATCATTATCATACGAGCTTTCCGTAAATCACCATTGGCTGCTTCAACATAAGCAAGGGGAATCTCAGCAATGGCATCGCCGTCTGACTCATAATCAATCGGATCTGATTCTCCCGTAAGAATAAATGTTGGAGATACACCTAAGAAGGCCCCGATTTCAACAGCCCTTTCCCATGGTATTGTTGTTGCTTTTTTTGGGTTGAAGTAACCATTTGAATATCCGAGACTCTTTTCAAGCGAAGCAACGGGAACGCTTCTTTCTTTGCATAGTCTTCGTACACGCTCAATAGGGGTTTCCATGTTTTTGCCTCCTCGCAAAAAAAAAGTAGAATAAATCCTAAAATACCCCTTGACAAATTAGGAAATATCCTATATAATGAGGCACAGATAGGAAAATTCCTAACGCAATAAGAAGTAATCGATCGAATGTTTGGCGACTTCTATTTTAGATTATTTTCTATCATTTGTCAATAGGTTTTTTCCTATTATTATAACAGGAGGTGAATTTAGCGTGCTTTTTGAGCGAATCAAGAGCTTATGCGAAGAAAAAGGAATCAGCATCTCGCGATTAGAGCAGGAGACCGGGCTCGGCAACGCGACTGTACGCGGTTGGAGAGAGTCATCACCGAGCGTTGAAAAACTCAAACGCGTGGCTGACTATCTCGGCGTAACGATTGACGATTTGATTAATGAAAGAGAAGGATGATCAGGAGGTGAGAAAGATGAACGATTTGCAAGTTTTCAGTCATGAAAAGTTTGGGAGCGTTCGGTCAATGCTCATCGATGGTGAACCGTGGTTTGTTTTGCGCGATGTCTGCGACATACTCGACTTACCGGATGCTCATAAGGTCGCATCAAGACTGGACGACGATGAAAAGGGGCGGAATCAGATTCCGACCCCCGGCGGAAAGCAGCGGATGACGGTCATCAATGAAAGCGGACTGTACAGCGTGATCCTGCGCTCGGACAAGCCGCAGGCGAAACCGTTCCGCAAGTGGGTGACCTCCGAAGTTCTCCCCGCGATCCGGAAGACCGGGCAGTACGCTGTCCCGGAGATCGCGGCCCCGGCGACGCCGACGATCACCGTGGACGACTGCCTCGCCGCGGCCCGGCTGCTGGCAAGCTGCCGCGCCGACCGGCTGCCGCTGGTGGTGTCGCTGCTGGATCAGGCGGGCTTCGATATCGATCAGACCCGGCTGCCGCAGCGGTTCACCCGGCCCCGCCAGATCGAGGAGAATTACGATTATTTCCAGTACGCGGATATCTCGCTTTATCTGCGGGACGACGATGACGATTGACGAAAGGAGGGTCAACGTGAAAGCTTGTTATGATCTGCAGAACGTTCTGTTCCGGGAAACGCTGTACGCGTTCCGGCGGTGCTCAAAAGCGCTCCACGAACAGGGAGAATGGGAATCGGAATACGACAAAGCGCACGCGCAGTTCCACGCGTTGTATACAGTCATCGAGGATTCTCTGCTTGAGAATGTTTACCAGGAATGGAAAGCAAAGGTCATCGAGAAGCTCGGTCTCGCGGACGGTCAGATGCTGAGAGACACGGAATGGGAGCTTATTTCCAAAGCCATCAACGAATTGAACGACGAAGCGGACCGGGGTGATGACGATGAGTGAAGAACAGAGAACGGAAAAAGACCGTGTGATCCAAGCTCTCCTTGACAGCAATGAGGAATTCGTCTCGCTTGCAGACGTCGGGAAGATCTTCAACGCCGATCCGAACACGATCCGGCGACAGGCGGTCACCGAACCGCGGCTGATCGGGTTCCCGGTGTCCGTCATCGGGAACCGCACACGAATCCCGAGGATCCCGTTTCTGCGTTTCCTCGGCAGAGAAGTATAAAGGAGGTGAAAAAAGAATGGATATCTTTGACTGGATCGCCGAGATCGCAACCTGGATCGCGTATCTTGACTTCGCTGCGGTGATCGTCGGTTTCGTGATCATCGGCCGCCACGAGCTTGCGGACGGTATCCGCAGAGCAATCGTGACCGTTCACCGGACTGTCAGCGGAACAGTGAGAGAGCTCAGAAGACGGCACGCCCGCCGCAGGGAACGCCGTCACGCGATGGAAATCATGAAGCTCCAGCGCCGGCAGATCCTCGACGCCGCACGGCTGCGGGAGCTGCAAAAGGACCGGAAATAAGAAAACGCCGCTTTCGAGCTGGCACTCGTCGGCGGCAAAGGCAAAAAACCTTATCAAAACTATAACACAAAAAGGAGTAAAAGTCAATGATTGAAATCAGAATCACCGCGCCGGAGCTGTCCGAGGCCCTGATGGCGCTTGCGGACGCAATGAAGTTCTCCGGAACGCCGTTCTCCGTACCGGCGGCAGAACTGAACACCGAGCCCGAAAGGCCCGCGGATCCCGCGGCAGAACCCGCAAAGAAGACCCGGAAAAAGGCAAAGGCCGAAAACCCTACTGTCTCGTCGGAGGAAGACAGTGCGCAGACCCGGACGACTGCTCAGCCTGCGTCCGCCGACGCACTGCCCTGGGAGGAGGCGCAGCCGGCGGCTTCTTCTGCGCCTGCCGGTAAAACCTACACGTATGACGATATCTCAAACGCGGGCACGGCTCTGATCGACGACGGGAAGCTCAACGAGCTGATGGGCGTGCTGGCGAAGTACAACGCGGAAACGATATTCGATATCCCGACCGAACAGCTCCCCGCGCTCGCTGCGGATCTGAGAGCGCTCGGCGCGAAGATCTGAGGAGGGAATACGATGGCACCATCCGAACACGCGCTGCTTTCCGCTTCATCCGCATACCGCTGGATGAAATGCACCGCAGCCCCTCGATACGAAGCGCTGTTTGAGGACTCGACGTCCTCCTACGCCGAAGCCGGAACGCTCGCTCACGCGATCTGCGAACTGAAGCTTCTCAAAAAGTTCACAACGAGTGTAAAGCCGAAAGAGTTCAAGACGCGGCTGAAGGAGCTGCAGGAGAATGAGATCTACGATCCGGAGATGGACAAGACCTCAGATCAGTACATCGAACACCTGACGGAGCTGGCGATGTCCTATCCCGCCGTGCCGCACGTCAACGCGGAGGTCCGTGTGGATCTCAGCGCGTACGTGCCGGAGGGTTTCGGCACCTGCGACTGCGTCATGATCGGCGGCGACACGCTGACGATCGTTGACTACAAGCACGGGCAAGGCAATCCGGTTTCCGCGCATGAGAACCCGCAAATGAGGCTTTACGCGCTGGGCGCGCTGCAGAAATATCGCCCGATCTACGGCGACAGAATTAAAAACGTGCGCATGTGCATCGTGCAGCCCCGCGTCAGGGCCGGGCTCGAGACCGAAGAGATCAGCGTCGAAGAGCTGCTGGCATGGGGCGAGAAGCTCAAACCGATCGCGCAGGAGGCGTTCAGCGGGGAGGGCAGCATCTTCATTCCCGGCGACCACTGCCAGTTCTGCCGCGGCAGATACCGCTGCAAAGCCCGCGCGGAGGTCAATATGTCGCTGCGGCACTGGCAGGAGCAGGACCGGAATACGCTGTCCCTTGAACAGATCGGCGCGATCCTGAAAGGCGCGACGGATCTGGCCGCCTGGGCGAAGGATCTGGAAGAATTCGCGCTGTCTCAGGTGCTCGACGGATACGAAGTCCCCGGCTGGAAGGCCGTAGAGGGACGCAGCAACCGGGCGTTCTCCGATCAGAACGCGGCGTTCGCGGCGATCACCGCCGCCGGGTACGACGAGGCGCTGCTGTATGAACGGAAGCCGATCACCCTGTCCGCGGTCGAGAAGCTGCTCGGCAAGAAGGACTTCGCCGCCACCGTCGGGCAGTACGTTATCAAGCCGCCGGGCAAGCCGACGCTGGTTCCCGAGGACGATAAGCGGCCCGCTTTCCGTCCCGCGGCAGAGGGATTCGCACCCGTCGATTAACCTTATAAACCTTATAAACCTTGTAAACTATGGCGAATGACCTTATGAACTATATCAGAATCACAAAGGAGAAATAATCATGGCAAAGATCACTTATACCACCGAAATTATCACCGGCAAAGTCCGTCTCTCTTACGCGCACGTCTGGGAGCCCAGGACCGTCAACGGCGGCGACGAGAAATACAGCTGCGTTATCCTGGTCCCGAAGTCGGACAAGTCCACGCTCAACGCCATTCAGTCGGCGTGTAACGCGGCTGTCTCGAAGGGCGTCGAGAAGTTCGGCCCGTCCTTCAACAGCGTGAACCTGAAGATGCCCCTTCGCGACGGCGACGCGGAACGCCCCGACGATCCCGTTTACCGCGGGTGCATGTTCCTCAACGCTTCTTCCGACGCGAAGCGCCCGCCGCTGATCATCGACCGGCACGTGCAGCCGATCCTTGACCGCAGCGAGGTCTACAGCGGCTGCTACGCCTACGTCAAGATCAACTTCTATCCCTTTAACACGCGCGGGAACAAGGGCGTCGCGGCGGGACTGAACGCCATCCAGAAGGTCGCGGACGGGGAATCGCTCGTCAGCAACACGACGACCGAAGGCTTCGGCGAGGTTGCGGACGACGATCTCGCCGAAATGGATTCCGGTTATTACGCGGCTCCCGCCTCAGAACCGGCGCAGCCTGCGCGTCCCGCGATCAATCCGCTGACGGGTCGCCCGTGGTGACGCCGCCATGCGTACGCTGCATATCGATCTTGAAACCTTCTCCGGCGTCCCGATCGCGGACGCCGGACTCTACCGATACGTTGAGAGCCCCGATTTCGAGATCCTGCTGTTCGCCTACGCGTATGACGCCGGCGACGTGATCTGCGTCGACCTGGCGCAGGGTGAGAAGATCCCCGGCGGGGTGCTGATGGATCTGATGAATCCGGAAGTTATCAAAACCGCGCACAACGCGGCATTCGAGTGGCGCTGCCTGTCCTGGTTCCTCGGCAGGCAGCTGCCCGCCGGGCAGTGGCGCTGCTCGATGCTTCACAGCTTATACGCCGGATTCCCCGCAAGCCTTGACGCCGCCGGCGCGGCTCTCGGGCTGCCGGAAGATAAGCGGAAACTTCACACGGGCAAGGCGCTGATCCGGTACTTCTGTGTGCCTTGCAAACCGACGAAGTCGAACGGAATGCGGACGCGGAACCGCCCGGCGGACGATCCGGAGCGCTGGGAACTGTTCAAGACCTATAACCGGCAGGACGTCGCCACGGAAATGGCAATCGAAGAGAAACTGCGCGGGATCCCGGTCCCCGAACAGGTTCAGCGGGAATGGGAGACGGATCTCATGATCAACACCCGCGGCGTCGCTGTTGATATGGATTTCGTCCGAGGCGCAATCGACCTCGGGGAACGCGTCAGAAACGAGCTGACGCAGGAGGCCGTCGAGATCTCAGGGCTGAGCAATCCGAACAGCGTCAGACAGCTCGCCGACTGGCTGAGCGCGGAGACCGGCGACGAGATCCAGACCGTCCGGAAATCCGACGTCGAAGCCATGCTGCAGGGACACAACCCGGACCACGTAAACCGGATGCTGGAGATCCGGCAGGAGCTCGGAAAAACCAGCACCAAGAAATACGATAAGATCCGAGACGCCGTTTGCGGCGACGACCGCGTCCGCGGACTGCTGCAGTTCTACGGCGCGAACCGTACAGGGCGCTGGGCGGGACGCCTGGTGCAGGTGCAGAACCTGCCGAGGACGTATATCCGGCAGCTCGATCCGGCGCGGCGGTACGTCCGGGACCATAACCTCGACGCGCTGCACGTGATCTACGGCAGCGTGCCGGATACGCTGTCTCAGCTGATCCGCACCGCGTTTATCGCGTCGCCGGGTAACGTGCTTGTCGACGCGGATTTCTCCGCGATCGAAGCACGGGTGATCTCCTGGCTCGCTGACGAGGAATGGCGGCTGCAGGTGTTCCGGACGCACGGCAAAATCTATGAGGCGTCGGCGTCGCAGATGTTCGGCGTGCCGCTTGACCGGATCGTTAAGGGCAACCCCGAATACGCGCTCCGGGCAAAAGGCAAGGTCGCGGAGCTGGCGCTCGGATATCAGGGCGGCGCGAACGCGCTGATCAAGATGGGCGCACTGGATATGGGCATCCCGGAAGACGATCTGGCAGATATCGTATCCCGTTGGCGCGACGCGAACCGTCGTATCGTCAAGCTCTGGTACGCTGTCGAGCGCGCCGCGATGGACGCGATCGAGACCGGACAGACGCAAGGGGTGCCGGGCAAACCGCTGTTCTTTCACCGCATGGCCGACGGGGAGCACGACGCGCTTGTCGTGACGCTGCCGTCCAAACGTCAGCTGTTCTATGCGAGCCCGCAAATCACCCGAAACCGCTGGGATAAGCCGTCGCTGTCTTATCTCGGCATGGATCAGAACACGAAGAAGTGGAAGCGCATCGAGACTTACGGCGGCAAGCTCGTCGAGAACATCGTGCAGGCGATCGCCCGCGACTGTCTGTCCGGCGCGATCGAGCGACTTGAAGCCGCAGGGCTGCCGGTGGTATTCCACGTACACGACGAAGTCGTTATAGATTGCCCGAAAGAAAAAGCGTCGCTGGACGAAGTGATCGCCCTGATGACGCAGCCGATCCCCTGGGCGCCGGGATTGCCGCTGAATGCGGACGGCTGGATCGGCGATTACTTCAAAAAGGACTGACGGAGGAGTTTTTATGCATATGACCGATCATGAGATCCTGTCGTCTTACTCACAGGCGAAGGATCAGAAAGAGCAGATCAAGATCCTCGCGGATCTGAACTGTACAAGCGTATGGGAGATGCGGGAACATCTCGTTTCCCTCGGCGCGCAGATCGACGGCCGCTGGTTCCAGCACCTTAACCCGAAACGCGTCGGCATGGCGGAAAAGGGCGGCAAAAACAAAGGCGCTGCCGCAGATCCCGACGCCCGGCTCAAAGATCTGAAAACGGCCCTTGCGGCTAAAGAAAAGGAAATCGGGGAGCTGCAGGCCCGTCTTGCACGGCAGGACGAAACTCTGGAAGAGCTCCGCCGCGACCAGATTGTAAAACAATGCGAGCTTGAAGAACAGAGCAAGAGAATTCGTGAATCAAAAGAAGCCGAGCAGAAATATCAGGCGACAATAGCGGAGCTCGAATCGAAGATCTTCACGCTCGAAACAAACGCTGCCGAACCGGCGGAAAAGGAATTGAGCTTCAGCTCGATACTTGAATTTTTCATCTCGGATCTTCAGCCGATGCAGGCGTACCTGTGCGGCAGGCTGCTTGAGGAGCTGTATGCATGGAGATCCAAAGAAAGAGGCGTCCGTTATAACGTCCTGCGCGTTCTGGACAGGTTGATGTACGGGGAGGGCAGTGCGCAATGAGTAAAGAGACACTTCAGGAAATCACGCTGACAGACGGCACGAAGTGCTCCGCCGTGGACGAGTACGACGCGGGAGACGCCAGATACATATTATTTGAAAAGGCCGGCGGAACGCGGCACACGGCGCGGATCCTGATGCGCGTGGACGGGGACGAGCTTGTTTATGTCGGTTCCTGCATCACCTACAGCGCGCTGGTTGCGCTTCGGAGAATCACAGGGGCAGCCGAATGAAACTGAAGCAAACAGACCTGTTCAGCACCTATTTCGTTGATTCTTTTGCCGGTGGCGGTGGAGCGTCAACAGGCATCGAGCGGGCGACGGGGCATCCGATCGATATCGCGATCAACCACGATCAGAGCGCGATCCTGATGCATAAGAAGAATCACCCGTACACGAAGCATTACCGGGAGGACGTATTCGCCGTGGATCCGGTCGAGGCCTGCGGAGGGCATCCGGTACGGCTCGCCTGGTTCTCGCCCGACTGCAAGCATTTCAGCCGCGCTAAAGGCGCCGCGCTGGTAGACCGGAAGATCCGGGGGCTTGCGTGGATCGTGCTGCGCTGGGCGGCGCTGGTTCGGCCCGACGTGATCATGCTGGAGAACGTGCCGGAGTTCGTCACCTGGGGGCCGGTCCGCAAGGGCAAGCCAGTGAAAAAGAAAGCGGGACAGACCTTCAAACGCTGGTATCAGCAGCTGTCCGATCTCGGGTATCGGATCGATTACCGGGAGCTGTGCGCGGCGGACTACGGTACGCCGACGATCCGGACGCGGTTCTGCCTGATCGCCCGGTGCGACGGTCAGCCGATCAGATGGCCGGAGCGGACGCACGCGCCGCGGGATTCCGAAGAAGTGCGCAGCGGGAAGCTGCTGCCGTGGCGGTCAGCCTCCGAAATCATCGACTGGACTGTTCCGGGATATTCGATTTTCGAGAGCAAAGCGGAAATCAAGCGGAAATTCGGCGCGAAGGTCGTACGTCCGCTGGCGGACAATACGATGCGCAGGATCGCCGCGGGCGTGGACAAGTTCGTGATCCGGGCTGCGAAGCCTTTTATCGTCGAGTGTAACCACGCCGGGGCGGGGCATATCCGGGACGTCAACGATCCGCACGGGACGGTTACAGCGAGATGCACGTCCGGGGTTGCGGATGCGGTTATCACACCGTTCCACCGGCACAATCACGAGAACGCAACGGGAACAGGAATGCGGGAGCCGGTAAATACGATCACGTCAACGGGGAGTCAGGAGCTGATCGCGCCGTACCTGACGCAGTACCACGGGGCGCAAGGGAAAAGCGACGTGCGCGGGCAGGAGCTGAATCGTCCGATCATGACAGTGGACGCGGCGAACCGGTACGCGCTCGCCGTTCCGGTACTAACGCAGTACTTTTCAACCGGGAAAGCGCATTCCGTCGATGATCCGCTGAACACGGTGACGACGCGCGACCGGGAGAACCTGACCGTCGCGCATATCCAAAAGTATTTTACCGGGATCGACGGCGCGGACGCGCGGGAGCCTTTGCCGACGGTGACGGCGGTCGATCACAACAGCCTGTGCGTTTCTCACCTTGCGCACTTCAAAGGCAAGGACAAGGGGCAGGATCCGCGGGAACCGCTGATGACGATTACGCAGAGCGACGGGCAGTTTGCGGAGATCCGGACGCGCGTTGTGAAATACGCGCCGGGTGCGCAGCTCGGCTACTGGCCGCAGGTCCGCGATATGCTGAACACCTACTGTGATTATAGTCTTGCCGACGACGAGCTGCTTCTGATCCTGATTCACGGTGCGTGGTATTTCATCAGCGATATAACGCTTCGGATGCTGACGCCGCGGGAGCTGTACAACGCGATGGGCTTCCCACCGGACTACATCATCGACGTGGATCCCTACGGGCAGCCGATCAGCCGTGCCGATCAGGTGGCGCGCTGCGGGAACGCGGTATGCCCGCCGCTGGCCGAAGCGCTTGTTCGTGCGAATCTGCCGGAGTGCCCGGCGCGGAGATTCGAAACGATGAAAGAACTATATGATGCAGTTTAAGGGAGACAAAAAATGACAAAATATATTGATCGTGAAGCGCTGATCAACTACGCGAATAATCATACCGATAGGAGGATCGATGCCAACGATATTGCGCGGTTCCCCGGAGTAGACATGCCGATATCGGTCGACGGAAAGGTTTGCCCGCTTTTGAAATGCAAATGCTTGTGCAATGATTGTGCTTTGTATGTGTGCGAGAATTGCGCTTTTGCTCAAATAGCAGTGGCAGATCTCAGTATCTCCGGAAGCGTTGACGCGGGGTTGGCTGACATCGCGCAAACCCTTGAATCGTTGGAATCTGTAATCGTAATGAAATGAGTGTGTAATCGTGAAAACAATAAAGAAAGCCGTGGCACTGACCATGCGGGAATACTGGTTCGCGGTACACGGCAAACAGAAGCTCCGCCCGCGACCGTGCGATTATCCCGGATTCTGCTGTGACTGCCCAAAAAAAAAGACAAAAGAAAAAACCGACTGCTGGGATTTCCCGATGAAGGTCAACGGCACGTGGAAGATCAGGAGGTTGACTGATGATCTATTACAACAGCAAAAAAGATATGCTTGTCGGAAAATGTGACGCTTGCGGAATTCAAATGGACGGTTACAAAGGCGAAACAGACAAATGTGAATTTACTTGCGGGTTGTTTAAAGAAAACGGATGGTTGCAGCGAAAAGTCAACGGGAAATGGAAACATTTTTGTCCTGCGTGTAAAGAAGAGTTTTATAAAGCAAAAAGAGAGCGATATTTCTTCGGAGCATCTGAAAAAGGCAATATCTGAAGACGTACCTGTTCTAAAGTCGATTCATGCGGCGGTTTGAAGAAACACCAGCCGTGATAAAAAAAAAGAAGGAAGTGACGGTTTAAAATGCTCCGAGAAGAAAGATTCATAGGGGATTGCCTTGAAGACATCGGTATCCCCTCGAAAGGAAAAGTGTATTATGACACAGATGTACAGCCGGAGATCGACGATATCGTGGTGTGCGACAGCGCATTCGGCGGTATTATACCTCAGATGAAGCAGGTTATCATGACCGGATCACGCGTGGCAGTATGTACGAGATACAAAGACCGCAAAAAAGATTATGCCTTTGTGACCCCGGAGGTGTACGGCGTTGTCCTCTATGCCAGAAACGAAGTCGGCGACATAGTATACCGGCGTGAAAACAGCGTCAGCTGTATACGGACAGAACCCGGTCGGATTAAGTCTATCGGTATATTCGATAAAGAAACGATCTATCCGAACTGCACAGTGCAGATTCTTACCAACACGATCACCGGCGAAGAATCGGTCGGCTGGTGGCGAAACGAACAATAATCCCTCTGCAAAGGGGGGGGGACGAACGGAGCATTCTTATGAAGTATGATCGAAAGATCAGT